GAGGCAGACGTCCCACAGCTCGTCGATACGGTTGACCTGGCGCAGCGGCAGGTCGTCCTCGGGGTAGATCCACTCGCGGTCCTCGGGCAGGACCACGAAGCGGAACGAGCACTGGTTCACGTCGCCGCGCTCGACGGCGAGGATCAGCTCGCGGCCGCGCTCGGTGTCCGGGACGTCGACCTCGAACGCGAGGCCGGTTCTGTCACTTCTGAGGCGCAGGGTGCCGGCTCTCGTGCGACCCATGGGAAGGCCCACGTGGTCGAGGAAGGGCATCCGCACGTCCGGGTCGGTCGCGAGCACGTCGTCGAACGCGCCGGGCATGAGGATCTCGCGCCACCCGCCGAGGTCCTCGGACGCGGAGCCGTAGATGGCGGCGTAGCCGACGAGCGTGCCGGCGCTGTTGGAGCCCTCGGCGGCGGTGCGGACCTCGAGGCGGGTGAGGGTGACCGCCCGGCACTCCGCTCTCGGATGCATGGCGTTCGTCATTGTGCGCTCCTTCGCGCGTCAGCCGAGCGCGCCGTCAAGCAGGCGCTCGAGGTCGTCAGGTTCTGGCTCTTCGTCGGGTTCGGGCTTCGTGCGTCTGGACGGCGCGGCGGGTGCGGTCAGCGGCTTGGTGTTCGTGAGGCCCTTCGGCGCCAGGCCCTCCAGGACGCGGACCTCGTCGGGGGTCATCCAGCCGCTGTCGATCGCGGTCTGCCATGCGTCGAAGCGCGTCTTGCGGTCGACGCGGTGGATCACGTCGGCCTGGAAGGCGGGGAAGAGCCGGCCGGGCGTGGGGCCGGTCATCGCCCAGGGCAGGTCCGTGTCGATGCTGAGCGGCCCCTCGAAGCGCCGGATCCACGGCATCATCGTGAACGTCAAGAACCGCAGCGGCACGGTCTCGTCGGAGCTGTAGTGCAGGCTTCCGCCCTCTTGCACGAGCAGCATTTCGGCGGGAATCCGCAGCATCCGCGCCATGTCCTTGATCGTGAACTCGCGCTGCTGGATGAACTGCGCGTCCGCGGCCGAGAGCGAGACCTGCTGCCAGGAGAGGCCCTCCTCGAGGATCACGATCTCGCCGGCGCGGCGCGGGCCAGAGACCGAGCGCTTGAAGCGGCGCGCGAGGCGCCGGCCGCGTCTCTCGTCGAGCTTCTTGTCGGTCTTCAGGACGCCGGACGGGCGCGCCTGGTTGCGCATGAGCGCGCTCTGGTAGTCCTGCTCGGCGCTCGCGCGGCCGAGCAGCTCCCGCAGCGCGCCGATCGGCGAGAGCCCGTCGAGCGGGTCGGGGCCGAAGCCGCGGAAGTGGATCAGGTCATTCGCGCGGAACGGGTAGACCTCGGCGTCCTCCCAGTCGCGCGAGATGTAGTAGATCTTCTCGCGGGTGATTTGGTCGCGCTGGATCTGCACCCGGTCGGGCGGGATCGGCCAGAGCCCGACGATGCGGTCGTACTCGTCTCGTTCCTTCCATGCGAAGGCTCTTCCGCGGGTCGCTACGTGGGTGGTGAGGATCTCCCAGAAGTCGCCGGCGTGCATCTCCCGATTCGGCTGGTCGTGCAGCATCCGCCACAGCCGCGACTCGGGGGCGGGCTGCGACACGCCGGCGTCGAGCGCACGGCGCACCTCGCAGGGCATGACGCCCATCGACTCGGCGAGGATCTTCACGCCGGCGTAGAAGGCCGGGATCGCGAGCGCCGTGTTAGTCGACACGTTGACGCCCGCGATCGTCGGGGCGCCGCCGAAGAGCGTCTGGAGCTCCTCGATCGGGCTCGTAAAGGTGATCCCACGCGCCTCCGCGAGGCCGCGCGCGAGGCGCTCGGCGATCACGGCCGCGAGCCTCGTCTGCCGCCGAGCACGAACACGATCAGCAGGACGCCGACCGCGACGAACGCCGCGGGCGGAAAGAAGCTGTAGAGCCCGAAGGCGATCAGGCCAAGGCCGACGAGCAGGAGCGCGTCGTCGCGCAGCTCATTCGTCCTCGTCGTCGTCTTCGCCATCGTCGTCCTCCAGGTCGGCGTCGTCCTCGTCGTCGAAGTCGTCGTCCGACGGCTCGTCGTCGTCTTCGTCGTCGAGGTCGTCCTCGTCCTCGTCGGCCGAGGTGGCGAGGTCGCGGTCCTTGTAGATCTCGTCCTCGTCGAGGACGCCAAAGGCGGTAGCCCACGCAACGCCACTTGCCATCAACTGATCCACCTCGTTGGTCGTACGGCCGTGGAGGCGCTCGCCCCACTCGCTCGCTCTCGTCTCGCCGGCGAGCACGTTCGCGGTGTAGCTCTCGTCGCCGGGATGTCTCCACCAGCGGTACTCGACTGCTGCTCGAAGCTCGGCGGTGAGCGGGACCCACACGTCGCCGCGCATCGAGATCGCGACGCAGTTGATGCCATGGTGGTCGGCGAGGTGCTCGACGATGTGGGTGAAGCCTCTGTTGCGGTCGTAGCCCATCGCGAGCACGCGATACGTCTTGACGGCTCTGACGAGTGCGCGTCTGATCTGCCGGTGGCTGACCGTCTTGCCCTTCTTCGGGCGCAGCACCTCGATCGGCTCGAGGTAGGCGCGCCGATCACCGGTGATCTTGAGGCCGACGATCGCGAAGCTGTTGAAGCTCCATGCGGGGTCGACACCGAGGTAGATCTCGTCTCCGGGCTGCAGCCGCTCGTCCGTGCGGTTGGCGTCCCAGTCGGCGCGGCCTTCGAGCCAGCCCTCGTCCTCGTTGGTCCAGAGGCCGCAGTGCATCCGCTTCCACCGGGCGTCGGTCATGCCCGGTGAGGCGCGGAGGTTCTGGAGGTGTCTCGGTGTGACGAAGGTCGCGGGGTTCGCGCCCTTGACGACCTCCATGTCGTCGATATCGGCGTCCTCCGGGATCGCCCACTCGAACATGATGAACGTGCGGCCGATCCGCACGACTCTCAGGAAGCCGAACTCGGGGACATCAGCGGTGACGCCGCGGGCGTACGCGTTGCCGCGGATCGATCCGAGGACGCTGTCGAGGTTCTTGCCGGCGGTCGTGATGCCGAAGAGTTGGCCGTCGCGCTTGTGCAGGCCGCCCTGGATGGCGTCGTAGACCGCGGAGTTTAAGTAGCTCTGCAGCTCCTCGGCGACGCCGAGCGTCGGTCCGGGGCCCTCCAGGGTCCCCTTGTCGAGTCTGTCGGAGGCGAGGACGCGAAGGAAGCCGTCCTCTCTCTTGCGCCCGATGCGGATCTCGCCGAAACCGGGCAGCGGGCGCAGGTGTACGAGGCGGCGCCCGCCATCGCCGTCGGGAACTCGCCACGGCGTGGGAATGTCTCTGTTGCGCGAGGTGGGCAGGTCGGCGATCCGGCACGCCTCGGTGAAGAGCTCGGCCGCCTGGTGTCTAACCCCGGCCCCTGCGATGACTCGCGGGAAGGGCGTGGTCAGCAGGTGGTAGACCTGCAGCAGAGCGAGCAGCGAGGTCTTCCCGTTGCCCTTCGGGATCAGCGTGAGGACCTCGGTGAAGCCGACGAAGTACGCCAGCAGAATCAGCCGCTGGAACGGGTCGAGCGCGTACGAGGGGCCCTGGACCGTGGGAACTCTCGACGCGAAGCGCTCGAAGTCCGCGAGCCGCGCCATAGCGGCGATCAGCTCCGCGATCTCGCACGCGAAGATCTCGCAGAGCCGCTTCGGCTTCAGCCCTCCGACATCGACCGCGTCGAGCTCACCAGTCGGCGCCGGCATCGGCATTCGGCATGGGGACGACGTTGTCGGGCAACTCGCCCTCCTGCTGTCTGGGCGCGGAAGGGCGGTCGGCCGGTCTTCCGGCGGGTCGGACGGACGGCCGCGCGTAGCGGTCGGAGGCGATGCGCTCGAGCAGCCACGCGGCTGCTCTCCAGTCCTCCTTCGCCTCGGCCGCGATCGTCTCCACGAGGTCGGCCTCGCACTTGCTGCGCGCCTGCTCGATGCGCTCGGCGAAGTCGACGTAGACATCCGGAGCGCCGACCTCCTCAGCGCGCTCAAGCCAGTTGTAGATCGTGCGCCGCGGGATGCCTGCGGCCGCCGCCGCGGCCTCGATCGTGGCGCCGGACTCGAGTAGGCGCACGAGGCGGTCGAGCTTCTTCTCGTCGATAGACGTGGGTTCGCGCCCCCCGCCCCTGAGCTTCTCGTGGTGCTGTCTGCACAGCCCGTCGAGGATTGCCCTGCGCGTGCACCGTCTGCCGTCGGCTTTCTTCGACTTGCACTTCGGGGGCCGTCTGCTCTTCACCAGCGCCACCCCCCTTCGCGCAGAGCCCGGAGGGCGGCAGGACCATTTGGCACAGAAGGCCGTCGGCGATTTTCCGGGCGACGAGTTTTTTTCACAAACGAGGAGGCACCGGGTGAATCAACCCCTCCGATATAAAAAATCGAGGGTTAAGTAACCCGCGTTGAATTCAGAGGGCGCGGCGACGCAGACGACGAGCGACCGTGGTGGCCACCTCGTCGGCGGTCGTGGCCGTCGTGTCGATCACAACGTCGGGACGAAGACGAAGGTCGGCCATGCGCAGGTAGTGCTCCACCCGCCCGGGAGCCTCACCACGCGCGAGTAAGCGCTCCCTGCGCTGCTGCATCTCGCAGCGCAGCAGCACGATGGTCGAGGGGCGCTGGCGCAGCAGGCGGGCATAGCCGGGCGGGATCACGTTGCTCTCGACGATCGCGTGTCTCCCCAGCTCGCGCAGGTCCGCGACGAGGTAGGTCCAGGCTCTGTCGGGGAAGCGCTCGCGGTAGGCGTCGATGCACAGCACGCGCCAGCGCATCGCGCCGCCCAGCAGCTCCGTGACGGCCGTCTTGCCGGTGCCGGGCAGCCCGACCACGGCGACGATGCGCGCGTGACGCGCGCGTCGGCGACGCAACGCGTCCGTGCGGTTGTGGTGCGGGATGCACTGGACGCGCAGGTTGCGCGGGTCAAGGTTCGTCGGGTCACCGTCGAGGTGGTTCACCGGCAGCGCACGGCCGTAGCGTGCAAGGTGCTCGGCGTTCGTCATCCCGCAGTCCTCGCAGCGCTCGCCGCGCTCGACGCGGATCCGCTCGCGGGTGCGCACCCACTCAGGTGACTCGTACGCGCGGCCGCGCCGCTGCTCGCCTCGTCGCTGCTCGTGCGCGCGGCGCTTCTCGGCCCGGCACCTCGGACAGTAGTCGTTGCCGTCGTCGGGTCCGCGCGCGCCGCATCTCGGGTTCGCGCAGTCGCGCAGGAGCGGCAGGACTCACGCTCCCAGAACGACGAAACGCGCGACCGGGGTCACGTTCACCCCCATGATGCAGGTGCGATCGGACGGAATCACGCCGCCTCGCGCGCAGCCTCAGCGGCGGCGCCGATGACGTCGAGCCGGTAGCGGGCCGGGTCGGGGCGCCAAGCACCGGCGTCGTCGCGGGCGAGCGCGTCGGCGAGCTGTCGGCGGATCGCTCTCAGCACCCGCTCGACGTCGCCACGGAAGGCCGGGTGGTCGTCGAGCCGGTCGATGGTGATCGCCAGCGACGGTTCGCCGTCGTCGTCGAGCAACTGCCGCGTCAGCAGCTCGCGTGCGGCACGCTCGGCCTTCAGCGTGGGCGCGAGGTGCTCGGCCTCGCGTGCACGGGCCGTCTCCCATGCGATCCTCTCGGCGGGATCGTCGGGCGGCGCCTCGTCCAGCGGTGGACGCGAGGGATGGCGGCGCGACAGCTCGACGTCGACCAGACGCCAGAGCGCCGCGCGGCTCGCGGCCGCGTGCGGTCTGGTCAGGCCAGCGTCGGCGGCCGCCATCAGCATCAGCGTCGCCCGGTGCCCGAGCGAGCCGCTGTCGAACGCCTCGGCGAGGAACGCCGCGTGCCGGCTGCGAGCATCGCGTGCACGCAGGTCGCATTCGGCACGACGCCATGCTCTGTCGAACTCGGACTGGCGACGACGCAGCACCGGGTCCAGCAGCCGATCGCGCGCCTCGTCAAAGTCGCCGCCAGCAGCATCAAGACGCCGCACGGCGGCCAGCGTCGTCAACTTCTGCCCCCATGCCGAAGCGAGATCGATCAGCGCGCCGATCGCGTCCACGCGTTTTCGAGCGCGTTCGTCGCCGACACGCTGGCGCATGAGGATCGCCCCGCGCTCCGTCAGCTCGACACCGCGCACCTCCGCGTACTTGAGGAGGTCGGCCGTCGGCGTCTCGCTCACGCCCGGCTCCAGCGCGCCACCGTGTCCTTGCCGACGTGCATCGTCGCCAGGCCCTGGTCGCGCAGCGCCCACAGCCCTTCACGGACCAGATCGAACGGCAGGCCCGTCAGTTCCGAGAGCTGCATCGCGCTCAGCATCGTGCGGTTCGTGCCGGCGCCCGGGAGCGCGTACAGGAGCTGCTGGATCGGCTCGGGCAGCGGCTTGACGACGCGGTTGTTGACCACGGTGCAGTTCCACACAGCGGGGTCGATCCCCACGTGTATCACCATCGGGCAGCCTCCATCGGGATCGGGATCGCGGCTTCGACCGGTCGCCAGCGCTGGCCGGTCAGGCGCTGCAGCGCCATCGGGAACGTCATGTGCTCGGCCATGTGGGCGCGGTGCAGCGCGTACTCCGGCAGGGCCAAGATCGAGGCCAGGTCGAGCGGCTTCGCGCCCGGCACGCGGCCGTCGAAGATGTCGTGGCAGCGGCGGCACAGTGGGATCACGCAGAGCGGGTGATCGCAGCCCGGCTCGCCGTGCACGTTCGACCGCGGCGTCAGGTGCGCCGGGTCCACGCCGCGTGCACCGCACCACACGCAGCGTTCGTCGGCGACCGCCTCGCGCTGCGCTCTCGACGCGGGCTTGAACCCCGACTGCTCGCTCATCGTCGTGCGCCGACGACGCGGCCTAGACGCTCTCTCCTCACGCTCGGCGCGACGTCTCGA